TAGATTTACGGTTACCCGTTACACCTTCCATTAATGCGTCTTTTGTTGCCGACCAGTTGCTCTCAAATAAATCTGCCATTTTATTACTCCTAATTATTTTGAAAGTCCGGCTAATTTTCTAATCATGTCAAGTTCAACGACATCATCAGAGGTTACGTCTTCGGCTTTTGCGTTTGCAACGGCCTTCTTGTCTCCAGTTTTTACACTGACGACTGATTCAGACAATGTTTTCTTTGCTCTTGGTGTTTCTCCATCTAAAACTGAAGGTAAGTACTTATTAAAGGACTCTTCCAGTTTGTCAGTTTTAACACTTTCAAGTAAATCGAACATTATTTCTTTCTTCTCTTTGCCTAACGGTGCTGTCAGTTTCTGCAACGTATCTTTACGATTCGCTGTATCTTCTGCAATTCTTAATTTTGATTCAACAAGTTTCGTTGCATCTTCACTCTTAGCAATTACTTGCTTAGATTCATTAAGTTTCAGTTCCATTTCGGCTATTTGTTTCTGTACTGCTTTGATTTCTTTTGCTTCGTTTAGGTAACTTGTACCATATTCGTTCGCAAATGCTTCAAAAATTCTTCGACCGAAGTCATTCTCACGAGCCTTAGTAATGTCATTACGGAAAGAAGTTACTTCATTTACAATTACACCATTAACAATGCCTTCGACTTTGTTAGCGGCTTTTTTAATAAACTCTGCTTTGGCTTCTGCTAATTGCTTTTTGCCTTCTCTTACCATTTTAACTTTCTGCTCAACTAAAGATTTTTTATCTTCGTGGAATTCTGAAAGTTCTCCAGCAAGTGATTCTGTTACAAACTCATCGAGTTTAGCAACATGTTCGCTTACCTTTGTTCTATCTGCACGAAGTTCCTTAACCTCTTTCGCTACTGCTGTAGTAACAAAAGTGTCAAGTAGTTTTGCATGTTCACTAATGGCTTTGTGATATTTGACACGATCTTTTGCAAGAACATCTTTTTCTTCTGCAATCAATTGTACTTCTGCTTCTACTTTTTCTGAGATGAATGTGTCTACTGCTTCAACGATCTGACTTTTGTCATGTTCGTATCTACTTGCAAATTCTTCTCTAAGTTCAGCGGTCAGCTCATCTCTTGCTTCAGAAATTTTCTGAGTCCAAGCGTCTTGAATACCTGTTTTAACTTCTTCAGTTAATTCAACGTTTTCAAGCATGTCATTTATAGTCACTGCCATAGTAGTCTCCTACTTATAATTTAAGTTCATTGATGAAATTAGTGATCTGATTCATCAAATGTCTTTCTGCACTTTTATCGTGTGTTAACGCAGAAGCGGTCTCAAAAATTGAGGCGCCACCACGCATATTAAATAAACTTTCATAGATTGTCTTTGGATAGGCATCTGGGGCACTTGGTTGTGCCACAATGTCCACTGTTACTATATCAAAATCGGAAACGTTGCCGCTTTCGCTAACATTACCACTTCCTCTGCTTGATACACCAAGTTTTGCTCCTGCCTTTAACAATGCTCTCGCAATGTTACCCATTGGCGTCTCTATGATTTTCAACTTACCTAAACCGTTACTATCATCGCAATGCATATCAGTTATAATATGACTCACGCGGTCTAAGTTTATCTGTAATTCTTCTGGGTGATCTAACTCTCCCATTACAGTTTCGCCTTGTTGTAGACGTGTTCTTACACTTTCAACAGCATTTTTAATTTCATCTTTAGGATATATTCTTCCATTTTGATTTTTTACGTCACCTTGGATGAATAATCCTGCCATAAATAAATCCTTACCATCTTTTGATTCAGATATCTGAACTTTGGATAGTTCTGGACTTAAATATTCGTATAATTTATTAGCCATTAAAAATAATTCCTATCAGTTAAAAAGACTTATGCCTTTTTTGGTTCAACTTTAATGTTGTCTGTAGGTGTATGATCTTTTGCCGCTTCACCTTTTTTGCCTTCTCCGCCGTCTTTAGATTTAACAGGTTTTGCTAAGTCTACTGCTGGTTGAGCCGGTGCTTTAGTAAGTGGGGATTCTTTTGAATCTTCACCTGGTGCACTTGGTGTTGCTACTGTATCTGAAAGTTTAGTTGCTTCTTCAACAACTTCTTCTTCAGTTTCTGCATCTTCTAAAGTATATTCTACTGATTCAAGATCAAGCTCGTCTTCTGCAGGTAATTCTGCGTCTAATTCTGCTTCTTCTTCATCAGATGATTCTTCGTCGTCTGCTAATAATTTTTCGAATTCTGCTTTAAGCTCGTCAAGTTCGTCTGAAAGTTCGTCAACTTTATCTTCTAAGTCTTCATCTTCTTCACCGACTTCGTCTGCTTCGATTTCTTCTTCGTTATCTAAGATGTCGCTCTCAAAATCATTTGATTGATCAATCTCTTCACCAAAGTTTTCTTCGACTGCTTCTTCTTCAGTTTCAACAGTTTCTTCAACTGCTTCTTCTTCAGATTCTTCAGACTCTTCAACTGCTTCTTCAGTTTCTTCTTTTGCTTCTTCGACTTCTTCTTCTTCAGATGATTCGTCTAAAACTTTTTCATATTCTGCTCTTGCTTTAGCAACAACATACTCATGAAGCATTTCTTCTGCTTTATCGTTCTCTTCGGAAAGGAGAAGTTCAAGAATATCTTCTAATTTATTTCTTGACTCTGACATTGTGGTCTCCTATTAAATATTAATTGTTATAATTAACGTTAGTCAATGATTTGCCAGCAAATGCTACAAACCGTCTATTATACTTATATGAGTGGTGTTAAATACTGTGATTATGGTGTGATTTTAGAGCAAAAGGCTCGGTGTGAACATATATTTATGCCTTTTACAACATTAATATAGTAGTGTTTATTTACAGTCCTGTGCCTGTATCAGTAGGAGCCGCATACATAGTTTTAACAAACTTATCATGTTCAAGCTCTTCTGCTTTCTTAATTTCTCTTACTTTACGCAATTTGTTTAGCATTTCGAGTGTTAGTTTACTTTTCCGTGTATCGTCCTGACTTCTTTTTTGGAAATCATCAAATTCTGGATTGTAAAATTCGTCAAGTCTCATTATATGCTCTCAATACCGCCGTCTATCGGTGGCGCATTAGTATTTATGTCTGGAGCACCATCAACTGCACCCGGAATACCTTCAGCATCTAAATTAAGTTCTGCTTCTGGGTCAACTGCTGTATCTGGTTCTGATCTAATACCTAAGTTTCTAAGATCTGCTTGTTGTCCATTGTTAGCAAACTTGCTGTACTGGTTTTCTTTACGCCATAACTCTTCGTTCTCTTTGAGCTCAGTGTCTGTTAAACCGAGATATTTCTTAAGTTTAAATTGGTTACTTACAAACGGAATAGCGGCTACTTGGTTAAACAAGTTCGCTCTTTCTGTATCTAATTGTAAGTCTCTATAACTTGTAAAGTTCATAGGCTTGTTAAATTCAATATCAAAATCAGCACTATCAATTTCAATGCCTCTGTATTTGAGGAACATTTTAAATTCTCTGTCTAAATCTTCTTCAACTTGCGTTTGTAATCTTTCAACATACTTTGCAAATCTATATTCTTGAATGTATGCAACACCTACTTTACCGTCATTATATACCGCGGAACCGTCGTCTGGTCCTGTAGGTAAGTAAGAACTTGGTATTCGTAAACCACGCAATAACTTGTTATTAAAGTACCTTAAATCATCAATTTGACCAAGGTTTTCACCACCTGGTAACGTGTCAACTTTAGATCCTCTACCGTCTGCCGTTTGTGCAAAGAAGTAATCTTCTAACATACTCATTGGGTTATATGCCGCATCTACAACACCACTGCCGTCTGCTTTCTTATTAGGCACACGTTTTTGTTGCACTTCATACTTAACTTGTTCTAAGTACTGTCTTGCTTTGTGAGGTGGCATATTACCTACATCGATCATAAACACTCTTCTTTCAGGTGCTCTATGTACTCTGTAAATAATAATACTATCTTCTAATAATTCCTTTTGTTTGAAAACTTTAAAAATTGGTTCTAAAATACTTACACCAAAAGGCCATGCATGGTCCATACCTTGTGTTAAACTTACATGTACTATATGTTTTGCGTCTACAGGTGAGCCTTGGTCTGCGCCGTCTATTGCACCAGTTCCATATGCATTTGCTGTACTATTCACGCCTGCCATGACGCCTGTTAACCCTTGTCCTGAACCGTATGGTCTAGAGTGTAACCCTGCAACACTAGTTGCTGTTAGCTCTTCGAATAGGGGTTCTAAATT